GCCATATCTACAGTAATTTCATACCTGTACATGCAGTATGAATTCATCCCTAAAGACGATTGCACTAGTCTCGTTACTGTGCTGGCTAAATCAGGCCTTACTCTTTCGGATAAGCTCCGAAAGTGTCAAATTTCTGTTGTCCCTTCGAGACAACGAAAGGATTTGGTTCAGGCCGGCTTTACGCATGTGCTTTCCGTTTCTTGGGCTCACGACTTGCACTCGGATTGGGTGGCGAGTGAGAGATTTTATCTCTCCTCTAAACGATTTTCCGCTTTCAAGCGTTTATTCACAACTGGTACTGGTCTTAAAGAATTTTATATCACGGCTAAGTTGCTTGAACGATACACAAAAGTTAACTCTTTCCATTGTGTGTCTGCTCCTCTACTTGACCCGGTATCTGTTCTTTTCGGGTTTGTCATTGACTCTTCGGTTGTTATCGTACTTGACGATAACGAGCTGGAGCATATTTTATAACGGACTCATCTTCGTCACGGATGGCTACATTGAACTTTTCTTGTTCCTGTTGGTCCTCCCAATACGTGTGTTTTTGTTATTCCCTCAAATTTGCTACTTGCTGTATCAGCGTTGGAATTTGAGGGAGCATATGGCTCCTCAGAATATCGTAAAGGTACCTGAAGAAATGTCGATGATGGAAATGTTGCGTCAAATCCTCGTGGCAGTGCGTTCAGCACGTACTCAAGAATCTGTGCAAAATGGATCAACTTTCATCAAGATGAATGAATGGCCCAAGCACTTAATCTCGATTATGGATCCTGAAGGCCAACACAAGGGTTTTGGTTCGTTGCTCCCCGGCCCAAAGAATCGTCCCGTCCTAATCACCGCAAGACATGTTTTGCAAGATATACGGAACGGATGCATTCTTTTGGGCCCGTCGGGAATAACCATCAAGCTACCGACATACACTCCCTACTTCAACACATCTCTGGATTTATGTGGAATTCTCATTCCACTCAAACTGGTCTCACAACTCGGCTGTAAACAGCTGACACTTGCCTCGACTCCCGGCTCCGGGACAGCTGTGTCAGTATATGGTTACTATCAAGGCTCCATTCACCGCGCTATTGGCTGCATCGATGGACCTGATCACCGAATGTCGTTCAGACATACGGCGTCTACCATGGCTGGGTTTAGTGGAACCCCCATTATCAAGGGGGACAGGACTATGGTTGGCATACATCTGGAAACTTGTCGAATGGGTTTCAATTATGGACTATCTCTGGATTTCCTCGTGCGCCAGCGTGAGGAATCGCCCGGCAACGGACAAAGGGATAGGAGGTTGTTTAGCTTATACGATGAAGAAGACGACGAATTGGACACACCAGAACAGGATTACCTCCTATTCAGTGAAGGAAACACCGGCTTTACGATCCGACATCGCGGAAACGTGTATCAGGATCGTGATTACGCTATGGATACCGAACATTATCGATCTCTCGCAGGCAGAATGTCTTGGGAAGAGGAAGACGATCGTGACTTCTATGATGAGAAAGTCATTCGTTTTAACGATAACAAGGAATACCGCGTACAAGAGTCGGCTTTTCGGATCGGGACAGGAGTGCCCTTAAATCCTCCATCTTCGGCAAATACAACTGGACAACCGACAACCCCCCCTCTCGTGAACATGCCACAGACGTCAACGTCAGATTCTGTGGTACATATCACAAGCCCACAGGTGGATTCCCAGGCAAACACGGTAAACCGACGGCAACGGAAAGGAAAAAGTACCCAAAACTCAACAATTGGTACTGGCCGGAACGTACAGCCGACAAAACAACCCACAGCCTCCACATCCACGCTGCCGGTCTCTCCTCGGGAAACCGAGTCCCCACCCCGGAAGAAGAAGCGTCCATCCTCGAAGCTTTCAAAAGCTCAAAGGCGTATCCTAGAACTCGAGTCCCAACTTGCTTTGGTGTCTCCCGTTCGCACATCTTCACCCGTACTGATTTTAACTCCGTCAGAAGCAAAATAGAGCAATCTATTGTTTCTGATTCGGTTCCAGGTTACCCCTGGATAGAACTCGGTTGTGATAATGTAACGGTACTTAGGAATTACGGTGATTTTATTTGGGACTGTGTAGCCAACGATTTCAATCGGATGTTATCATTCGGTGAAGAAGTTATGTCTATGTCGCCTGTCGAACTCGTGCAAAACGGTTTGACAGATCCTGTAAAGGTGTTTATCAAAGACGAACCCCACTCGTTAAAGAAAATATCTACTGGAAAGTTGAGGATTATAGCCGCGGTCAGTTTGAAAGAACAGATCAAAACTAAACTCCTCGCAAACGCTCAGAACAAAGCTGAGATTGCCAATTGGGAATCTTGCCCGTCTAAACCCGGAATGGGGTTACATGACGAAGGCATG